CTTGCCGACAGAGCTTGTCGAAGAAATCGTGATATTTCCTCGGCAGTGCCTCACGCAAGAAAGCAGCTTGGTCGCGGATCACATCGGGTTCAAGTTCCATCTACTTCCCCTCCCCCGCAGCCGGGGCGGCGGGCAGCGGCATCCAATGAGTAGTTTGTTCGTATATACCGAACTCTCCATCAGCGAAGTGGGCGCAAGTAACGCCCACACCCCATGACCCATTTATGTAGATCACTACTTCCCAATCTTTCCTGTCGGTTCCACAATTTCGACAGGTTGTAATCCAGAAATGGTTGCATGGACCAGCGGGGCCAGTTGTCATGTCCAACTCCAATTTAGATGTGAGGCGATCCATACAACGAGCCAGATCAGTACAGCAATCGCCAAACCGATAACAATGGGACTTATATACTTAACTCCCACGGCGCTCATGCGAACAGCCTTTCCTGCCGTTGGGCGTTCTCAATTCGTTCGCAGGCGACGTGGAAATAGGGTTCGTGGACTTCAATCCCGATAAATTCGCGCCTCAGTTCCATGCAAGCCGCGCCGGTTGTCCCCGAACCCATGAACGGGTCAAGCACTGACCCCTCTGTTTTTGCAACGCACCACCGCATGAGCGCAATCGGCTTCTGTGTCGGGTGAACGCGGCCCTGATCTGAGCGCGGCCCGTCGTATACCCTCACCACGGCGTCCTTGTTCGTCCACGCCAGTTCTGCCTCGGCTAAGCTAAAGCCCCTCTCAGGCTTGTTCCAGACCAGCCAGCAACGCGACGGCGGCAAGGGGAAGTAGTTACCGCCCCAAATGATCACATCCTTGCCAGCGGCCTGTAGAAGGCTTACAGCGGCATCGTCGAGCGGCTTTGTGTCCCACTTGTTCCTGACCTTCGCTTCGGCGATGGCTTTCGTCCAGCCGTGGCGCTCTGATCCGCCCACCCAAATGTCGGCGATCCCATAGGGCGGGTCGGTAATCACGGCCCCGGCCTTTGGCAGCGTCGGCAGGATTTCCATGCAATCGCCAAGGTAAAGAGTTGCATTGCCGATGACGACAGGGCTACTCATAACCCGCTGATTCCGCTGTGGGAGTCAAGTATATAATTCCCCTTTATTTCAGCGCGTCCTTTTCGCTCCAGCACTGCTGATAAATGGCCTGCACCTCGGCGAGTACTGTGCCGGCGAGCGCCTTCAGCTCGTCGCTGGTCAGCGCCACAATCTCGTTGTTCTTGGTGCGGATCTTCTGCGTGGCATCCGGCGCGATCACGCCCGCGTTGTACGCAGAGATCATTGCGGTAAGGTGGAGCTGGAAAATGTTATCGAGTGGATATCGCCGGTTCTGCCATAGCACGCCGCCGGCCAGCGCCAGCTCGCGTGCTTGGTCGATCTCATCGCGGCCCCGTGCGGTGTCCCGAACGCGCAAGAACGCCACAACTTCGAGATCATCCTCGGCCAGGGACTCCGTGGCGGGGACTTCACTGCTAGCTTCCTGCGGCTGCCGGTATAGATCTCTGATTTTGCCGTCGGCCGCGCGCCGCACGTGCGCCTTCGGCGACTGAGACCGCAGGAACGCGAGCACCCTTGGATCATCATCGGCGAGCCGCTCGGGTGCGTAGTCGATCCTAATCATCACTTTGGAGCCGGGCCCTTCGGGCTCCTCTCCGATCTGCGGGTCATCGTAGACGGCAATAATGTTGCGCGCGTTGTCGAGTTGGATGTATTTCATCACCCGTTCCTTCCTTTCAGGTCGATCCAGCCTGTGGTAGCCATGTAGACGTTCACGCTAGCATCCGAGTTATTTATTCTCGATCGCACCTGGGCCGACGTATTCGTGCGGACAATCAATGCACGAGAGTGGCTGGTTGCCGAAATAGCATCTCCCACATCCGACAGCGGTGCTGCAGAGGGGGATGGCGCTTCGTCGTTGGCATCTAAATCGCTAAAGATGGATCTCGTCCCGATATTGGACTGAATGAAGGCATTGAACATCGCGTATACCTTGATCCCGTTCGGCACGCTGAGCGTGCGCGATACAGCCGTCGCGCCTGGGTTGTTCGCGTTCACGTCCAGGACAGACGCCTTACGCCTGAAGTAGTCGCCGTCCACGACCATCGGAATCATCACGCCGGCTTCGCGCAGCCACGAGCCGATGCGGCGCGATTTTGTGCCAGAGTCGGGCAGCGTCGGCGCAAGCGATTGCGACCAGCAATAGTCGATACCAGCGCCGCCGGTGGTCCGCTTGAATGCGTACGCGTGCCACGTGCCGTTGACCAGCGATTCTGACGAGATCCGACCGCCGGCAGCCGTGCCAGCAGCCCATACCGCATCGATCATCTTGGTCATCGCGCCGCCGACCAGATTTGTGGTGTCGTCGCTTGAGCGCGCCGCACCTGCGGAGATGTCGATGTCGTTGGTCGCGTCACCGGCATTGTTCGCGAGGCCGTAACCTGACAGGTAGTTGCGCGGCAGCGCCGCACCAGCGACGAGCGCGCGCACGGCGTCGCGCACCTGGGTGAGCACAGTTTTATCGAAGGCGATGTTGGCATCGGCGACCAGCGCGAGTAGCTCCTCGACAATCATGTGGAACCAGAAAGGCCCCGGCTTGGTCGGTGCCGTCACGCCCGGCACGCCGGCGGTCGGATACGGGCCGCTTGCGTTTTCCGCCGCCGCCGGCGCTCCCGCCACGGCCCCCGATTTATAGACGCGATCCATCGTTCAGTCTCCGCTAGGAAAAGTTGTAGAGCACCTTGGTGTGCGCAGGCCTCAACCTATCGAGCGTGCACATTAGAGTTAGGTTGCCAGAAAACCCCAGATCGTCATCGACGCTGTCTTCCACCGAAAAGTCGCCGGCCGTCGCGGTCGGCGCGTTGACCTGCCAGGCATAATTCCACTCGGCCCCGTAGAGGGGGTATTCGCAATCGTCATCGCAGTTGTGTGCCCTGAACTCGGTGATCGTGATCGGATAGCCGAGATCCGCGGCCACTCCGATGTAGTACGCGGCCGACTGCCCGCCGATGGTTCTGAGCCGGGCGATGAGCGCGGCGCGCCGCTGCGACGTGACTTGCGTGACGCCCACGCACGGATCGGGCAGGCCCGCGACTCGCTCCCAATCACCGAGCAGCTCGAAGGTAGCCTGCGGATTGGCCTCGTTGGTCAGGTCCTCGCCGCGCGCGTCGACGCGCGCCAGCTCGTCGGCCAGGGCGAGCAGCAGATCCGTGAGCACCGCGCCGCTCTCGCGCGGCCACGCCGCGCCCGGCGGCAGCAGCGCCTGGAGCTGCGCGAGGTATTGTTCCGCCGTCACGGCTACCCCCCCCCTTCGGTCATGGCCATGTGATGGCTCCGAAGGTGGCGATCTGGCCGACGGCGTGCGCCACGTCCGCGGCGGGCGCGGTCAGCGTGTAGTTGCTTTCTCCGGCCGCGACCGAGATCGCCTCGCGGATGTGCGAGAGCAGGATGGTCCCGCCGGGCGACGCATCGCGCAGCAGCAGATCCTGCAGCTCGGCCTCGACAGCCGCCTTGACCGCGGCCGTGCTCGGCGCAATGAGGGTGAACACGAAGTTGATCGCCACCGCGACCGGCGCAACCACCGTCACCTGGGCCGTCACGGGGCGGCGCGCATCGATGTAAGCCTGCACGGCCGCCACCTCGCCCGCGTCGGGGATGATCGATGCGACATCATCGTCGCGCACGAAACGCACCGTCACCGTACCCAGGCCGAGCTCCGCGGGGAACACCCAGACGCGCGTCACGCCCGCCACTTCCTTCGCCCACGTCTCGTAATCAAAATCCGCGCCGCCGTGCGGCGCCTGCTGGATGCGATCTAGGAGGCGCTCGCGCAGCGAGTCATCCGTCTCCACGTCGGCGCCGGAGGCCAGCCCGCCCGCGGCGACCGTAACCAGCCCGTTCGCGCCTGCCACCGGCGCGGACATCGTGAGCTGCGAACCCACGTCGGTGTTGCCGGCCGCGCCCGCTTTCGCCGCCGTGGCGGCCGGCGTGGCCACGCCCGCGACGATCGTTGCTTCGGCGTCGGTCGTGAACTCCGCGCCGTCGGAGCGCAGGAGCTGCGTGGCGATGGGGATCACGGTCCCGTTGGTGCCGGTGATAGTGACGTTGCCCGTCGCCTTGGCGGCAGGGTTTCTCGTCACGCCCCACACGTTCGACCAGCGCTCCAGATACTCGATCTCGGCGCTGTCGGGGATCACCTGCCGCGCGATGAAGTCGAGGTATCCATACAGGCCATGCACGGCGCCGGCATGTACGCGTCCCAGCACGTTGAGATTCGAGCGGCGCAGCCGCGCGTCCGTGCCCGGCAGGCGGGTCTCGAAATCGTTGGCCGCGCGCTCGATCAGCTCGACAAGTGTCGGTCTGGCGAAGGGCATTCAGGCGCCCTTCCAGAAGGTCTCGAAACGGTATTGAGCGGCGGGCTTGCCGGAGCGCACGATCTCGACGCCGAGACCGAGCACGCCCTGGCTCACCACCTCCGCGGTCACGTTCACGGCGCGCGCGATACCGTCATCGATGAGCCACTGCAGCGCCTCGGCCGCGTACTCGAGCGCACGGGCGAGCACCGACGGCATCTGCTTTTCCCGCGACAGGAGCCACAGGCGCGAGCCGATCCGGTCGCCCGCCACGTCGGCGAAGCTGTCTCCCCACCAGCCGCGGCGGTCGTTCGGAT